CTAAATCAGTAAGTTGGCAGCATTACCAATTTTCCTGGTTACTGGTACTGCTGACACGTCATCAGCATTTAACACGACGTTTGCACTAAGAGCCTGACCATTAACGGTGACGGTTTTTGCAACACCCCCGAGGTTTGCTAGGGCTTGTGTACTATTGGTTGCTGCCGTACCACCCTGTGCTACTGAAAGTGCTGTGGTCAGCCCAGTAAGAGACTTGATAGTACTGTTCACACCTGCACTGGTAATGTTTGCAGTACGAACCCATGCAGACCAGGTTACAACGCCACTGCTGTTACTTGTGCCTGTACGGTTATAGATGTCATCAGATGTCGCTGGATAGTAGACCTGAGTACAACTGTTCGTATGAGTTACGCCACTTTTCAGTAAAAACAACGTACCGCCAACGGCAACCGGGTAATTTAGTGCAGTAGTTGCGTTTGCAGTTACTGGTTGCTCATAAACACCATATACAGAACCGTTCAGGGTATTCAGGTTCGTACCTGCTACGATGGTTCCGTAGTACGGCATTGCTGATACATCGAGTGCTGAAAGGTCTACGTTAGAACTTAATCCGTATCCATTCACAGTACGGCTGGTTGGTACTGTGCCTGCAATATCAGTCTGAGATAATGTAATATCTGAGGTTAAGGGATAACCATTAACCTTTCGGGCAACGTTCGAACCAGTACCGCCAGAACTGATAGGCAATGGCGTGCTTAACGTAGCTCCGGTAGCTGTCAGAGCACCAGTAATCGTCAGGTTGCCAGTACTTGAAAGTGTCAGAGCATCCGAACTATCGGTAGTTGCACCAGTGGCTAATCGATAGTTCCCTGATTGAACGGTTTCGTGAAAAACTGTATCACCAGTACCGCCACGCATTTTACGTAGATATGATTTCGTACCTGCTGCTGCTGAACTCAGTGATGTATGACCATAGGTTGCTGCTGCAACACCGTCCTGGTTAATCGTGTTGTTTACCGTTACTGCACCAGTCAGAGTACTGGCACCTGTCACGGCTAAAGTACTGGATAGTGACAGTGTTGTGCCTGTGACCCCACCAGTGAATGCACCGCCCGTTTTCGGCATCCCGCCGAGGTTAGAGAGTGCAGTACTTGCCACGGTTGCCCCTGTGCCGCCAGAACTGATAGGCAATGTTCCGGTTACGCCCTGCGTTGCACCTGCGGCCAGAGAGGGCTTATTTGCAGTACTGTAGACCTGATCCCATCCAGTACTGTCAGTGTTCCTGATGTACATGCGAGGTGTTGCAGTCTCAGACACTACGATCTGTGCCTTATTAGTGCCACCAGCATCGACCATGCCTACACCCAGTAGGTCTACACCCAGCGGGTTATCGGTACGTGTTGCACCAACTTTGATAAATGCGTTACCAGTTGGATCGGCTTCGTAATGTGGAACGGTTGTACCGTCTGCACCCAGACCATAATTACCAATTAGTAATGGGGCTGGTTCGTCAATGCTGCCCTGATTGACTACAGAAGTCGGGGTATATGTCCATGTACGCCCGTACACCTTATTAATATCAGCATCGTCTTTCTGTGCGGTTATCTTTCCGTTCAGAATAATGAAGTGCTGACGTAAACTGGTTGGGCTTTCATAGATACTAAATTTCAACTGGAATACTTTGTTAGTACTGTATGCACTATTCAGAAATTGATGACCAACGTTTGACGGGTCATAATGTACAACAATACTGATGTTGCTGATCTTCAAATCACCTCGCAGTACTGCTAGGTATTCTTGATCATATGTTTCGATAGTCTGATTTGAACTACTGATTTTTACTTCTGGAAATGCACCGAGGTTATCAATGTTTGTATATACTGCTGTTGGGTAGTAGTTATTGATGTCAGTACTGTAAGATAGCAACGTCCTGTTGCCTAAAAAGATCCCTGCCATTATTGTTATTCTCCATTATTTGTAGGACGTGCGATGTAATTAATCTGGCACGTTGTCATAATGGTATTTATGGCTGTATCTGGATCGTTATCATCGACAACTGAAATCAGTTTAAGTGAACTAACATTAATACCCTTCTCTAAAAGGCCAGTAATCAATTCAGTACTGAAAAGTACTTCCTGTACTTTCGTCATCGTTTGCTGTGCTGTTGATTCACTCTGCGATGTAACCAGTACATCCATTGTCAGCATTACAGAATGACGATTGCTGTATTCAAGTTGTTCGTATTGTTCGGTTACATTACTGATCATCAGAATGTAATCATTGGCTGTCTGAGTGTTAGTTTTAGCGGCCTTGCGTACCTTCAAACCATTAGATACAAAAAGGCTTGATACATGATTTTTAATAATTGAAATATTCATGTGATCAAGCCTCTCTGTAATAAACGTTACATAGACCTGACAGATCATCAATGATGTTGTAAACCTCGTGCCGAACATTATTCAGTACAAAAGAGTCATCATAGGTGATTTTATCACGGCGGCATGTAAAGTAATTTTCTGTTGTTTGTATAAGTCCTTCGGTAGTTTGAATTGCTATTTCGGACTGTTCGAAAATGACAGTAATAGTACTGCCATTATCTAGTACTAAAGGTTCGCCAAAACTGTTAATCAGAGCATCCATACTTTGCGTATTAAATGCTCTCATCGGATTAGGCCAGTTTGATGATACGGAAGGCTTCAGGTACGAGTACTGCGAAGTCCAGATCAGCCCAAACGCGAGCGATTACAGAACCACGATTACGGTTAGTGGTATCATCCATATCCAGCTCAAGAGAATCACCCCACTGTGCAATAGCAACTTTGGAGAAGTCACCGAGGATAATGAAGTTCTGACCAGCCAGTACTTTAGAGTCGTAGGCAGGTACACCACATAGATCACCTTCATCGAACAGGTAAACGCCTGCGGTGTTCTCACCACGCAGAGTACTACGCAGAGTTGCTTTGGTCTGTGGAGACATTACAGCCGCAATAGAACCGTAAGAAACGCCTTCATCACCCAGTTGGCCTTGTGCTGCTACGATGCCTGCATAGGTATATGCGTCTACAGTTTCGACTTTACCCGCTGCTACTACTGCATCTACGATTCCTTTCAGGATCAGGGCTTCCAGACGTTCAGCAGAACCAGCAACAATGGCCTGTGAAACAATTTGTTCTACCTGTGGGCAGGATTTAACTACGCTGCGTGACAGTGGTACAGAACCAGTGAAGGTTTTAGGTTTCAGTACTACAGATTCGAAATTAGCATCTACTTCTGGTGATACACCATTCTCAGAAATAAATCCGAAACCTGCGGTGAAATCACCAGCCAGTTTAGGTACTGCAATTTCAGAGGTCAGTCCGGTAAACATCTGTACTGGGAAATTCTTAAGAACAGATTCAGCACGCAGAATATCGACGAATGAACCGTAGAGTACATCAGTGTGAATAATATCTTTTGCGGTCGTGGTAGTTACACCAGCACGTACAGCCTGTCCGAAATCAGCGTTAGCAACTACTGCACCGTTTTTACCATAGGTCAGTGCATTTTTATCACCGTCCATAATAGAACGGATCAGAGTGTTAAGGGAAAATTCCATTTTGTTATCATCCTTGATAATGGGTTTATTTTTAATTTGTTGGCGAAACGCATCAATGCTTAAGCCAGTTTCGATTGCCTGATTTGTAATTTCAGCGTGGATATTGAATGCACGTGAAATAGCGTTAATTTCGGCAATGCGTTTTTGATCTTCTTCGGCCTGTTCTTCCTGAACGGCTGAATCATCATTTTGTTCTTCTGGTTCCGGCTGTTCGCCATCACCATTAATTTCACTAGTATTTATCTCTTCCGCTTCGGTATCGATTTCGGTATCAGACTCAGTACTAGTAACAGTACTTTCAGTATTTTCATCGGGTTCATTTTCAGTTTCCTCTTGTCGCTGTTCCTCTTGTTCGGTTAGCTGCTCGTCGTTATTTTCAGTTTCGGTTTGTTCCGGTTCCTGTTCTTCTTCTAGTGAACGGCCTACACCTACAAGGTCATCAGCGGGTACTGAAACCATGCTAATTTCGTAAGGTTCCCATTTGGTAACTAGGAGGTTTTCACCTTCAATTCGATAATCGAGAATGGAATAACCTACGCTGACCTTTGACAAAGTACTTTCACGTACCATTTCGAACTTTTCAGCACCCATACCAACTGAACTGAAACGCACTAATGCACGGCCTACATGGTCAGCATCAATACTGGCTGACTCAATAACGCCGATATGATTATCAAAGTTGTGGTTATAAAGCAGAGCGGCCTTATTCTGTAGTCGTTCTAGATTGACGTTCTCAGGGTTATGCAGAAGAATTTCGTTATATTCCTGACCACCGATAGTACGTACTACTGGATTTTCAGAACTGAAAGCTAACAGTACTGTACGGTCGTTATTATCAGAGAGTACGTCACTCGTTAACGTCATCTCCCGTTTCTGGTTCTTGAATTTCATTTGAACTTTCCTTGTTCATTGTTTCTGTTTTATTTATGTTCATCTCCGTTTCACGTTGTATTTCCTCAAACACATGTTGTGGTTCCATGCCTAAATCACGAATAACTTGAGACTTCGACTTGACCCCCATCGCTAGTAATACTTGTTCGTACTGAGCATCTTTATTAGGATCAAGCGAGACTTGCTTAACAGTAATGAAAGTACTGTTAGCGATGTTTTCAAAGTTGGTGAAACTCAGTTCTTTAAGTTCGGATACCATGATTCGTTTAATGAACTCACGGTAGATAGGCTTTAGTACTTTAGAAATAAGGAGATTTGAACGAGTCTTAAACCCTTCACGACTAATACGGTCTGCCATCTTCGCAGCACTGAAACTAGCGTTTTGAGTGTCACCAGTTAACATCGATTTGGGTACAGATAAGCCTGTTGAAATCGTTGTAAGTACTGCGTCTGAAAACTCTGTGATTTTGTCAGTACCTGCCTGCGGGTTCAGAGTCTGAATCTGTTGGCCTGGTGCCAGTTCTTTAATACTGCCCGGTTCAAAGTGTTCGACGTATTCACGCTGTTCTGGTTCACCGTCTAATAGTTCATCCTGTGTGTTATCGCTATTGGTAATGAACCCCATAGCCGAACTTGCGATCTTTTTCTGTAGTACTGCCGCTTCGTTATAGCTATTAAAGTCCTCCAGGGTTTTGATGACTGATATAACGTCTGGAAAACCTCGCTCCTGTCCTGGGAATTCTGGAATGAAATAATGCAGTACTTCACTGGCTGGTACACGTTGAGTACTATTGGTCTGAATCGTGTAATTCAATGGGTTAATATCGGCTACGTGATAGGCCAGTACTCGCCCGTGCTGATCACGTTCTATCCCATTACTGATGTACGAACCGTTTTTCAGTAACTCGTTTTTAGTACTGGGAATACGACTAGCATCGATGATTGATACCTGTAGTTCATCACCGTCTGTATGTAGTCGAACAAAACATTCACCATCAGTAGCTCTTGCACGCTCTACCAGTTGTTGAAAGATGTCGAATGACAGAGAACCATCAGTACTAAAGCGGTTTGCATCTGATGCCCACTCGTAAAACAGCTTGTCTAAACGGTCTGCCAGTACTGGATCGGTTTGACCATCGAGGCCAATCGGTGAAGGTCGAACGGTGATACCGTCTGCCCCTGCAACTGTGCCAGAACTCAGTGACACGTATCGACGTGCATACGGGTTTTGCAGTACCAGTGAACGGCTTGCATCACGTAGCGATGTTAGAGACTGTCTCAGTACTGCATTGATGTTGACGTTCTGAACACCAGTACCGTAAGAGCCGATAATCTTTGTTGGTAGGCCGGTTAGTGAACGGCTTTGGGGTTTGAATTCAGTACTGGTAGGTTGATATTTACGGGTTTGTTTGGCGGGTTTCGGGGCTGGTACTGCGGGTTGTTCAATTTGCCGTTTGTTAAAAGGCCACATTCCGTGTGATCTCCTGTTATTAGCGGCAATGAATAGTACTTTTAAAGAACGTATTGCTGCTTGTTTTGTTTAGTTTTTTCTTGAGGTCATTGACCTGTTTAGTAATACCATTTCTCAGACTGGTCAAAGTATTAAGATCTTCTTTTACGAGAGTCTTGTTGTTTATAGTCAGAGTACTGGTATCACCTGTAATTCTTGCACTGATGATTTTATTAAGGTCATCAAGTTGTGATTGCAGTTCTGTTAATCGTGATGTCTGTGCCATCGGGTCAATGACGGTGACAGTACTGATAGTTAATTCACCATTATTGTTATATACGACTGAGTAATAACCCGGATTCCAATTTGTGGTGTCGATAGTTACCGTTTCAGCATCGTTCTGTGTGTTGTGTGTGAATAACGTATCAGTACTATTCCCGATTTTTAATTTTGTATTAGGTTGTAGTACTTCGTGAAGTACTTGACCGATATATACTGTTTCTTTCATGTTTATTTATCCTTAGCCGAACCATGATTTACCAATACTTTTAGCAGTTGGTTTAGTGTATTTATTGTTTTGTTCGGAAGGTTGTTTGACGGGTTGTGATTGTTCAGTACTGGTAGTTTCGGTACGGTTGCTACTGCGATATTCACGCAGTTTCTTGAACGGTTGACCGCCTAGTTTACTTAGAGCCAGTTTCATCATGCAGAGGCTGTAGACCAGCGTATCAAGTGCCTCATTACGACGGCCTGTGATCTGTTTCCATCGAACACCACTACCCGAACGTTCTAAGTTCTCTGCTGTGACCTGTTCGAAATAGTCATCAGGCAAATCGTGTGCAAACCGTAGCGTTAGTGGTGCATCTGCTAAACCTGCTACTGCATTGTTTAGCAGGCTGCGTACCCAGTTCTTACCCTCGTGTACGTTCAACATGTAGAACTGACGGCCTTCTGAGGTACTGCGTTTGAACAAGTCACCTTTGGTATTCGAGCTGCCCTTAATCATTTCGAACTTCTTATACTGCTGACAGAAACTGTGTACCGTCTGCATTGCCCTACCGTTACCACCGTCAACAGCTACTTTCAGTACTGGCAAATCACGCCCGGATACTGTTTTGAAACGTTGATTACAGAACGCCGCAAGGTCTGTATAGGCTTTTGCCCCTTTGATTTCACAATTAGGGCTATAGAAGTAACGATGCCCGAGAACGAATAGTTCTGTTTCGTTAAAACCTAATACAGTTGCTTCAAGTCGGTCTAATTGCTGGTCACAACCTACGACAATTCCCAGTACTGAATCTGGTATATTCTTTAAATCGAATGAGTCATCACGTAAGTTCTCTAATGCTAGATCGTCAAGTTCTTCTTGAAGGTCTGAATAATGAAGTCCAAGTACTGTATTGTAAAATGACTGGTAGTTGTATTCGAACCAGGCTAATTCAAACTCTTTTGCAATAGCCTGAATAGTACTATTCGGTGAATACAGGCGGCTAATATAGAAACCTGCTGTATCAGTTACAGATGGGTTCTGAGCTATCCAACGTCCACCAGCTACCATCTTAATACGCTGTGATTCTGTTATTTCATTATTGCATTCTGGGCAGTGTAATTTTGCAGTACTGGCATCTGGAATATCACGCTTGCCGTTCTTCTTCCATTCAAATTTAACGTTCTCCCATTTCAATGTATGTTCATGCTGGCAGTGCATACATTTTACAAAGTACTCACGTTGATCGCTGTTCTGGTACTCTACATCAATTGCATCGCCTGAAAATGTAGGAGTACTTGAAATGAGGATTTTGGCTTCCTGTCCGAAGTCAGTAGCCCTCTGCTCTGATAAGCGGATCGGGTTCCCCTCTTCTGAGTGCTGATCGATTGCAGATACTTCATCAAGTATGATTCGCTTGAGGGTTTTACCGCGTAGTGCTTTAGCAGATCCGAGAGTCATGAAATACAAGAAAGAACCGTCTTTTAGTTCTGTCTGCTGTTGGTTATTTGCTTTCGTCTTGTCGTTCTTGTCTGTGACTAAATCATTAAGTACTGGTACAGCTTTAATCGTTTTATCAATCTTCGCTGACTTCCACTGTTTTAATTCTGATAATGAACTCTGTGCAATACCGATGTTGCTCGAATCAGTACCCATCCAATAGAACAGTGCTGAATTGAGTAGAGTAGTCTTTGCTATCTGGGCACTAGTTTTATAAATAACTTTTCGGTACTGGTCAGACTCAATAATATCTAACATCTCTTTCTGAAATGAATATAGCTTTAACTTCTGTCCGGCTGCTGCACCATCAGGGAGTACTAAATGAGTCTCAGCCCATTCACTGGGCTTTAACTTCTGTGGAGGTTTGATTATTGGCACTGCATATTTCAGTACTGTTATTGTCTTGTTCATTTTGTCCGGCATCCTTGCCTTGTTCGTCCTCTTCTGGTACTTCGAATTTCATATCACCGATTTCATTCAGCATTTCGTCAATTCTGGCCTGTAATACTCGCTTAACTTTCAGTACAGAATCTTGTTCAAATACTTCGTGTTGAATTTTGTTCGGTAGTGAACGGATATAATCACGCAACGTTTTAAAATACTGGGTAAGTTCTCTGTGAACTTCTTCGGCTGGTATCAGTTGTTCAGTACGGGACAGTACTTCCGCTTCTGCTAAATCCGCTTCCGCCCGCATTTTACGCAAACGTTCTAATTCAATTTGTTCTCTTATATCTGTTTGTCGTAATGGAATAAGAACATGATCAATTATCCATTGCCTTGTTTCATCTTCATCGTTTAAGGGCATCCCTTTTGCTTTCCACTGTCGTACAGTACTTTCATCGTAACCGTATTGTTTTGCTATTGCTCTTTGGCTAATCAAAATCAACATCCTCCATTATTAGTTAAAGTATTTATGATTTTTGCCGATATACCATTATCAAAATAGAGGATATCAATATGACCGATAGAGCGGATTCTATAACTGTTAAAACCATAATGGATGAGTTTTTAAAAGATGAAGGCGTAAGATCAAGATTAAGAATGATTCTCAAACGAAATAGGAATGATTGGGAAAAGTGGTTACAGGTTGAACTCGAATACTTCATTTCACAGACTCCGGGCACTCAGGTTGAAAGAGAAGTTCTAGCCTTCCCCGATAACAGAAAATTACGTGAACAGTACAGTATGTTCATTGACCTAGCGTTCAGAAGAAAACGCACACGCACAAACTCGTATATTTTCCTCGAACTTAAATGCTCCAGGAATCCTCAAACACTAATTAATGGTTTTGAAAAAGACGTTAAAAAGTTGCTTGCTCTCAAAAAGTGCTTATTAGGTACTAGATCGTTTTGGTGCGTAGGGTTCCATCTTAATTGCACCCCCGCTAGTGTGAGTAAAATAGATAAGTTTGTAAAAGAGTGGCATTACGGATTCAGTAAGGTTGTTAAGCTATGCGATTGTGGTGATGAAATAGAATGCCCATGTGAGGATAACAAAATTGGGTTCGCAGTAATTTAAGTTGCGGGGCGGGCCTGATCAAAAATTACACATACACGTAAAAGATCGGCCTGCCGAACACTGCCGAGGCTTACTCATCTCAGAAGTACCTTTTAATGCTTCCGTATCGCTCTGTATGCGTCTGTACTGAATTAAACGCGTCCGTGCGTGAATAATTCTAGCGTTGTTTGTGAAGTGATACAGGCTGTTCTGAGAGGTATTCTAAATAGTAATCACGGATTGCAATAACTTCTTCTTTGTAGAACGAATGGTTAACACCGGAATACAGTTCTTCTACAGTTTGCCAGTACTCAACATTCATGAAGTCTTCTGCGACAGTCAGTAATAGGCAACAAGCCCTGCCCAGTTCTTTAGCGGTTGGTTCTTCCGAACCTTGTTCAAACTTCGAAATTAGTTCTAAAGCGTTGTGGGTCAGTTTGATACTTTCATCAGCAGACAATGATTCAAATACCAGTGTATCGCCTGCGATACTTTGTACGATTTTCATACACTTCCCGGTGTTATTGTTTAAACTCCGGCCAGTCTGGATCTTATTCTTACTGTCTGCAATACTGTACAAACATACAGTATAAATGGAGGGTATAGGGATGGGGAACAAAGATGGCTACGATGCTTCAATCACCAGTGGTATACAGCGGTTCGTACATCATGGGCAGTGGGCTACTGTGTGCTATTGGGGGTCATCGTTAGAAGAGTTCAGGATGGGTGATAAGGTCTTCTTTCAGAACGAGCATAGGCAGTACTGGTTAGGTCAGATTCAACCTGATTGCTTCGTTCTGCTCTACCCTGAACCTCTACCACGAGTGCTAGACGGCCTTACCTATCTGGACTCAGTACACCGTATGCACCAGATACACGACGTTGATGATTGGTTCTGTGACCAGGGTGAATTGCCGTTCTAACAGTGCCAATGGTAATCGGGGCAATAGAGCAATACCAGGCCCTGCATGAAGTTCTGTTGATCGGGTTCTGGATGGCTGAAATAGATATGCAGTACTTCACTGTGTTCATCGTAGTGCATATCTAATTTGATTAGTGGTTCTGTATCGATGACGGCTAGTAGTTCCTGAACCATCTCGAAATAGAGTTCAGTACTGCCAACTGCTGGTAGGTGTATTGATGTTCTCATTGTAAGTACTCATGTGTGTTTGAGTATTTATTCTGAGTACTTCACTCTTAAGAAAATGGGCATTACTGGCAAGAACTAAACTACCAGGCTGTTTACTATGATATTTTTACACTGAATAGCTGCGTTAGCTCGTTCTCTACGTGTGTTAGTTTGAATCATTTCGTATTTGAACCAAAAAGAATTTTCAATCTCTTCAACTTTTTTCAGCGAGTAACAACAATTCTTGTTGGGGTAGAACTTTCGGATCAGTGCGTCAGTCCAGCCACGGGCTTTGAGTTGTTTTTTGTTGAGCATGATATAGGATACCGATTATTGTAGATTATAGGTGATCCGGTATTCCAGGATCGCTGGTTTAGATTTGCTCTAGTACGCCGTGTTCATCAATCCAATGTGACGGGAAGTGATCCCAGCATAATGACCAGGCTATTTCATTACCATAGCACTCACTTACTGGGTTTGGTTTTTTTCTGTTAAGTATGTGGAAAAGGTATTCACCATACTTTTCATTACAAATTAATACCCGACTAGTGTCATTAATTCTTGAGTGTATTACCGATGAACCTTCATCAAAAGCGACTTCAATACATATTACACGGGTATCATTCTGTACCAAAGTGTCGATATTTTTTATCATATGTGGACATTCAATCGGTACAGTCACCCACTGACAATTACCATCAATAACTTTCGGAACTTCGGTAGTATACGACTTTTGATTAGAAGTAAGATCAATCACTAGTTCGTATAAACTTTCATCCCAAGCTGCTTCACCAATTTTTACCGTATACGTTTTTTTCAGAGCTTTCATTTAGTTCTTCCTCATAGGATTTATATGTATGAGGGTAATCCACTCATTGTGCGAGATGGATAATATGGATTGGAAATGCCGTTGTCAATTATTTTTATTATAAAAAATTGCAGTACTGAAATATGAGGCCCTATATTAAGCTCTAAGTACTGGAATATTGATGTCGTATATTCTGAAGTACTTTAAATATTTCCCTGACCAGCATCAGTACCCTTAATTAACAAAACCCAAATAAGTACTGATGCTGGTAGGTATTACATCATATCAAGAAAATGGCAGTACTCTTATCTCAAGAAAATTGCTTCATTTGTTAATATGTTGAGCAATATTTTTCGCAACCTGTACTGCTATGTCATCCCACGCACTTTCGAGTGTTCCAGTCTGGCTAGTACCGCCGATTACAGGATCGTTTTTATGTGACGTGAATTGCTGTGACCAGGTTTGACCGTTCAGATTGAACGTTGCATTAAACGTGACCGACCCAACGTCGATTGCTGGCGTGATGTTAAACATACCCGCTGAATATTCGAAACCGGAACGGGCTTCGATTACTGTAATGGTCAATTTCTGCCCAGCAGGATTAACATCAGCAAAGGTGGATACAGCTTCTTCGATACGAGAAGATAACGCTACCCCAGTTGGTACGCGTGTACGAGAACCACCACCGACAAAACCATCAGCACCCTGGATATCAATACGTTGTGGGAAGTCGGCAGGATTCCATACGATAGATAGTTTTGGCTTTTCACCCTGGATATGAACTGATTTCATTTCTGAGACTGAAGGATAAGAAAGACGGTTATTGAACGGTAAACTCACTGCACATCCTGTTAGCCCTACCGTTACTGCAATAACTGCCAACGCTTTTACCAGCTTCATTTATTTTCCTTAATTGGTTTGGTACATAAAATAAGTCGCTGATATTTTAGGAATCATCTCATTGTTATGCAACACACAATTCGATGCCAGTAAATCACCGTTACGATTTAGTACTGGCATGAATGTGACCAAAAGTGGCAGTACTTTTACATCGAGTCCACGTCAACGCTAACCCGAACATCGCCCACATAACGTATTACAAAATGGTAGGCTTTATCGCATGTGACGTTTGATGTTCTTTCGCTTGAGAACCAGCTCGTTTCGGTTTTGATGCTGTTTACCTGGTCGCACTGATAACCAGAGAGTGTGATTTCCCGCTGTGCTTTCTCTGCATCTTCCGTAAGGGCTTTGTCATCAGCGGCGAAAACTGTGATTGAAGTCATCAGTAAAACTAACCCTATCATTTTAGTCATTAAAATTCTCCAGCCTCTAGAGGTTGCTTATCCGTTGCAAAAAGGTGCATCACTTTATCGATCGGTCAAACCTTAAATAATTATCGTATTAATAGTCTGCGACGATCAATATTTAAGACATTTCTCCTACCAATTTTGGTAGTTCAGGGATATCGATAAATTACGTTTACCTCTAAAGTGGTAGTGTTCATGCACCGGGCAGGGTCATAGTTGGGGGTGATCTGATGCAGAGCGGCGTATACAGTACGGTCACAAATCGTTTATAACTGTTTCTATCCCACTATGTTTAGTAGGGCTTAACGATCCATTACGAGAGCTTAAATCAAAATGACATGATGTTATGGCTGACAGGGTGCAGTACTTGCAATTCTAATTATTCAAATTCAAATTCAAATTCAAATCAGCAAGCATATATTATATAGCAGGTTAAATATGGAAATCATCGGCGTATTATTTTTAGCTTGGTTAGGTTACGTAATTTTTGGCGGGTACAATAAGGCTAAAACTAGAAGGTATTATGCAGTTGTAGCTCGGGCAAAAAGAGGCTTAACCGAAACTAAAGATCTTTATCGTCCAACCTGGATCAATAATGACGATAAGCGGAATGAGTTTATTGCAGTTGTAAGAAGTCTTAGCTCAAAACATGGCGTTCCTCATAATTACCTAGAACAACTATTCTCAAGCGAGGAATTCTTACGTGTTGTAGTTCTGAAGTTTACCGCCCTCCTAGAACAAAATAAATTGAGTTTCACCTCTCAAGCGACTGCGACGAGTGAACTGATCAGGGATATGTGGAAAGATGGCGTTGAAATGCCCCCATCAAATTCTAACCTGCAACAAATTATCAGCTTTCTTGATACCAAAATCTTTAACAGTTTTGATGCTTCTGTTGTTGCTGCACGGTTATACCTTGATGCCAACTTCATACATGCCGTAAACATGTTTAATAATCCTAATGCGGTATCGTTCGAAAAGAAATATGGTCATACCATTTCAAATGAAGCTAAAGCGTTCTTTGACCAAATAGACGTGACGAATGGTGCTCAATATATGGAATTGAATTACCAAACTCACAGCGTTAACGTAACAGAAATCAGTAGATTTATTTCCTCCTTCAGTAACAATAAACCTTCAGACGAACTTGTACTGAAACTTTTAACCGCTGAACATCTTATTGAATACTGGAAAATTTAGCTAATATCCAGATTATTTTGGTAGTACTGTGAAAGTCCTGCCAGTACCGAACCCTAATCAACAAACCCCAAACGGTTCAGTACTGGCAAGGGGGCACAGCTTACCATGACGTATCGGCATCGTAACTACTGGACTTATCTCAAAACATTTTCCATGTGCTGTGCAGTAAGATAGAATCTACCAACAAACAATAACTAGCGGTCTAACGTATGAACAAAACCATACCTTCCGTCTTGTACAAATATAGAGCATTCAGCATTAACAGCCTGGACTCACTGATCAATGATACTGTGTACTTTGCTGATCCTATAACTTTCAATGATCCTTTAGATTGCCAACCATCGATAAAGATGGATTTGACAGATCTTGATAAGTTACGTGAAATTACAGCTAAACTTATGTTAGATACACAAATAAGAGAGTTGTTTGCATTGAAAAGCTCTGTTATGAGATATATAGAGCATCAGCATCTTACTAAAAACTATAGTTACCGAAACCTTGATAAACATGATGATCAAACATTTCTCAAAAAGTTTGATCAGCACAGAAAACATATCAGAAATGAATATGTTAATTTTGAAGCTGCTCAAATTGAAAAATTAATAATCGATATTGGTAATTTCTTAGAGCATTTAGAAGATAGCCTAACGCCTAATATGACTCATATTGCGGTCGAAATGTATGAAGATTTAATTAGTAAAGAACTTGTGGTTAGTAGGAATATTGGGGTACTATCATTAGCAGAAGAAAAAAATTGCCCTCTAATGTGGGCACACTATTCTGATGACCATCAAGGCTTCTGTTGTGCTTACCGCTTACCTGGAGACCCTAATAATTTCGCTTTTGATAATAAACTTAAACCAGTTGATTATGATGGCGTTCGTTGCGTTTCAACGAGTCAGTTATACCAACTGGCTAACAATACAGCTAACGTGAAATCTGTGATTAACAATGCAATATATTATGTTAAAGCTAACAAGTGGAAGTATGAGAATGAATACCGAATGATAGGTAAACCAGGACTGCAAAAATCCCCCTTCATTCTAGAAAGCGTTTATTTTGGGTTACGTTGCAAAGAGTCCGTGAAGTTAAGCATTATGTCAGCTTTAGCGAACCGTGAAAGCACTGTTCAGTTTTACCAAATGAAAGAGGTGAAAGGTACTTTTGATCTGGAACCAGAACCGATCACCTTGTCTAATGTTTCAGGTCTGCCACTGAGCTATGTGAAATGAGTTATTGTACGGCTAAATGCAGTACTGATTATTTCATTTAGCCGTCTAGACGTACGCGGAATTCACTATCATGTGTTGAAACTTAAAATGTGGAATTATTTACCTATAAAGGTTTAAGGTAGTTTTTTCCTCATTTATTGATCCATTTCTGAGAAAAGCAAAGGTTTGAGCGTTTTAGAGTCGTCGCAGACGGCGATAAAACCGAGAACCGTATGCGTAGTTCAATTAGCGAGCACGCGAGCTATTGGACTATTTCATTATTCATTACATTATGAATCGAGACACAAACGAGCGTTGCTCGTTCGGTCGGGTAATCCTCATACTCCGCTACGCTCCGTATTCGTATTCCCTGTTTTCTTATTATTGGTCTGATCAGTAATGACTGAACGAATTAATTATTGAATATAACTTTCGTTCGCTACGCGAACACGTGTCTTGAGTACTGCCGCCCTACACTTGCTCGCTACGCTCACTGCGTCCGGTTGTCCTGCTCGTGTTAAACTCGCTCAATATTTTTAACTATCAAAGTTACTACCCCCCACTACCCTAGTTAACCCACGTTAGTGATTTCCGCATAATGACAACCAATAAAAAAGACCGCAATTAAGCGGCCTCGTTTTACTTCATCATACCTCGCAACATCTCTACTTGCTGTTCTGCCAGCTTCTTCTTAGTACACCATTTATCGAACTGCTCAGTACTGACATCGCCTTTATGTCTCGACTGTAACGTACTGAATGCCTTTCTCAGCTTCTTATCTTCTGCATTGAATACTTCTGGGCGACCTGGTTTCAACTTCTCAGTACTGCCATCTTCCAGACCCAGATCGATATGATGGATGTTAGCAGTACCCAGTGACTCAGCCTGTTCTCTATCTACAACGTAAACCACAATTTCAGACTGCGAATCGTAATCACGCAGATTCGAACGGTTGATGAACTGGTATAGGTTCTCGAACTCCCTGGCCTGCACCAGATCCTGGCCCGTAATGCCGAACTGCTCACGACACATCACTACCTCAACTGGACTAGGTTTCATTGAGGCGAGCCAAACCGCTGTTGTGTAGCTCTGGTACGCGTTCATACCACGGCTGTTCGGTGAAATGTACTGGCCTGATGTAAGGATCTTACTCATGTCGTCTTTAGTTGAACTGTTCGACGTAAAGTAGTACTGACCCGTTACGTTCTGTTCTATGTACTGTGCGATAGTAGGCAGTACTTTAGGGTTTTCATTCCTGAAAGTACGGGTGAAGCGTTTTTTGTCCAGGAAGTAGAACACCTTAAGCCTTTCGCTCACAGGTACTGCACGCTGCCGTAATGTCATTTTGACTTCTGTAAACAGACCTGGGTTCGAACGGTACAATAGTGACTCTGTGAATTTGTTTGCCATGAACGTCATATCCAGGCCAGCATCAGCGTACTTCTGAATATTGACCCAAGCCATGATTGAGAGCTGGTTTTTATCATCCTTGTACACTTCATGCCCGTCCTGGATTTTAGTACTGAAAAAATCGCTATTCATCAGAACGTGATCGTACAGGTCAAGAAACCGAAAACTTTGACCTAGTTCTGCAAGTAGATCATCTGTGAATGACGTTACTCGTTTAGCGGTACAGTACTGTTTATCGAGATCGGTAAAACTGGTAAACAGTTGCTTGTGTACTTCATGCTTTTTCTCAGTGTTGAGAACTTTGTAGCAATGAAAGCTGACAACATCATCTAGCATAATTTTACGGCTTTTGAGCAATGAGAGATCTGAAATACACAAAAATGCCCGTTCACTGATGATTAGTACTCTGTGCGTCGGCTCTTTGAGAAATTGGTTTACGGCGTATTCAACATTGCTATGAGTTTCAGATGATATTACCGTACAGATATCACCTAACGCTGCGGCTGACTGTTTCATCAACTGAAGTTCTGAGTGAACGACTAAATACGGTATATTAGTACGTTTTATCATTTCAATCATTACATGTGTTTTGGCCGATCCACAATCGCCTTGACCATATTTTAGCATTTTTACATTCCTTGTAGGTTTGAGTTGGTCAGTACTGAATTGATGGTTCAGTACTGCATAGTATTTAACGGAAGCGTATTCCAGTACGCTTCCGTTGTTTGTTTACAGTTTTTCTGTTATATCGCCATTCTTGATATCATCTCTCAGCGTCTGAATTCTTAGCTCAAGTGCTGCGATGATTTCAGGCAATGGCATTGGTTCGGTTCTGTATTTCTCAATTACAATTTCTATCGCTTTTATCTTCCCCCGCTGCCATTCACGGTGTGCCAGTTCAGGTGTACTGAATGTTCCGAGATATACCTTTTTCGATTTACCATCTTGCTGGAGTTGCCTGCAATTAGCTCTAAAACCTTTGCCATGCGTACTAACCCCAAGCGGCTGATCTCCACGTAAATTACCACGATCAATCAGCACGTTATTCACGTAATGCGGTACATATCTACAAGCGGCCTCTGAATACTGTTTATTGCCAGGAACTAGAATATCCTTGTCCAAGCAATAACCCGGTACATAGTGATCGTGTATTTTTGAGTTTTTGAAATTCGAACCAGTCAACCAATCGGGATGTACTGTTACGTTCTCATATGTTGGTTGTCGCGATTTGAACACTTCAGAATACGCTCTTGTAACGACGCCATACCAGTTCTTACCTTGACGTGTTTTGGAGAAACCCGGCACATCATTGATGCCTACACCGCATACCAGTTTTTTAGATTTTACTTTCATTTATATACCAATCCTTTGGTATTTTTCGCTGACCCGTACAGCAAATCATTTGATTCGGGTTGGTTTACTACTGTCTGAAAATCTATTCAGACGCAGAGTTCATACTGCCATTTCTGTTCAACTTACTGGCAGTACTGAATTTTACTTTTTGGTAATAATCGTTTGATTGATTACATATTGTATTGCCGCTGGTAATCCTTTTGGTGCTTGCCCACCATCAACTAATGATTGCAGATATTGCATCTGCATTTCAGTCAGTCGTACTGTTACCATTCCGGTTTTCTTTATTTTTTGCAT